ACAAATGGGTTATCATAGAATATCTTACCAAAAAAGGTAAAGAGATTAGACGATTTGTTAAATTACCAATTGGTAGAAAGCGTAGATTGGCAAGATAATGCCAATGTGCCAAAACTGTGGTCATGAACAACATGACGGTCCACTTTGGAAAGAGTTTACCGATGGTGATGGTTTACCGATAATGATAGAAGTTTGTAAAAATTTTATAGCAGAAAGGCTTGACAAAGGTCAAGAAATCTGTTATAATAATACATATGCAAAAGAAAATTAATTACTTTCTTTTTATAGTGCAAGGAAGAGGCTTTTACCAGAGGGCCGAACTTGACAGTTTAGGGGTTGTTCCCAGGTTTGTAACCTCACAAGTTATGAATCACACTCTTGACAGAGAGAAACTGGTTGTGGCGGTTTAGGACATGGAATCCGGTCCGTTGCTTGTGGGTAATTCCATAGTCCCACCTATTTCGCATATAAATAATAATGTCGAATAATACAGACACATACGAATACAATAATACATACAAGGAGATACAAATATGAATACAAGTATTGCGGCCTTAAAAAGGTCAAAGTCTAATCTAGACACACTAATAGGCGAACTATCTAAAGTTGCCGAACCTCAAAAACAAAAAAACTCATATCAAGATGATAGATTCTGGAAACCAGAACTAGATAAATCTGGTAATGGTTATGCCGTATTAAGATTTTTACCAGCAGTTAAAGACGAAGATTTACCATGGGCAAGATTATGGTCTCATGCATTTCAAGGTCCTGGTGGCTGGTACATTGAGAACAGTTTAACAACACTTAACAAAAAAGATCCAGTAAGTGAATCTAATAGTTTACTCTGGAACTCTGGCGTTGAGGCAGACAAAGAGATTGCAAGAAAAAGAAAAAGAAAACTATCTTATATTGCAAATGTTCTAGTTGTTAGTGATTCGAAACATCCTGAAAATGAAGGTCAAGTAAAATTATTTAAGTTTGGTAAGAAAATCTTTGATAAGATTACTGAAGCGATGAAACCTGAATTTGAAGATGAGAAACCTATCAACCCATTTGATTTCTGGGAAGGTGCAAACTTTAAACTAAAAATCAGAAAAGTTGATGGTTATTGGAATTACGATAAATCAGAGTTTGATAGCTCATCACCTGTAAAAGATAATGATGAAGCTATAGAAGAATTGTGGAACAAACAGTATCCACTAAAACCATTTCTGGCAGCTGAAAACTTTAAATCATATGATGAGCTGAAAAGCAAACTTGATAAAGTTTTAAGTGGTGTTAGAAATACTGGTACAGCTGAAGATGTTATGGACCCACCAACATCACCAACAGTTAGTGCGCCAGTTGTAAACGAAACAGCAGATACTTCTACTTCGGTTGCTCAAGATGAAGAAGATGATGGTGATGATACACTAGATTACTTCTCAAAACTGGCTGAAGAGGATTAATCTCTCCACCTGTTTCTTTATATTGGGGTTAGGATATTCTGTCCTAACCCCTTTTTAATATAAATAATACATTATATCATGCATAGTTTGAGATATCAAATCATATAAAGGAGACTATATATGGAAATTATTAATAAGATAAAAGGCTGGGCAGCTGCATTAGCAGATGTAGGTGTTTCACTTATTGCTTTAGGCATTGTGCTTGAAGTTTTATTTAGTGGACAAAACGTACCATTCTGGCCTGACATAAGTGTGATAGCAAATGTACAATCAATTATCGCTGGGTTTAGTGCTCAAGGTCTAGTTGGTTTAGTTGCTGTTTGGGTTTTATACTCAATATACACGAAGAAATAGATTATATTATTATATTAAACACAAAGGGGTGTTTCGGCACCCCTTTTTTTAAGCGTATAAATAGGGTGTATGAACTTATTTTTTGAAATACTAGTTGAATTTGGTTTACCTGTAGCTTCTGCTGTTGTTATGGGTATTTTTATATACATCATTTTAAAGTATATTTTAGATTCTGTGGTTGGTCAAGTAAAAGGTATTCATGGTATAATTATGGCACTAGACAACAGAATTAAAACTATGAACAATGATATGATTAAATTAGATTTGTTAATATCTCACGCTTTAAAACTAAGACCAGACGAAGATAGAATCTCCAGAGCAGACGGAAAGACAGACGCTAGGAGAGACTAATGGCTGAGCCACTATCAGTAATTGATATACTAAATCAATATGGTTTTGCTACCTTGGCTGCAATCGCCATGGGGTACTTCATATTTTTTATATACAAATTCACAACAGAAAATCTTAAAAATAAGTTAGGTGAAGCGAACACAGCATTAATTGGTCTACTAGATAGAATAAGAATGCTAGACAATGACCTTATCAGGTTAAGGTCAAAACTGAACACGGTATTAGAAATGCAAGAGAATGAGGAGAAACAGCATGGAGTTAGCGATAATACTAAAGATAATAATTTGTCATTGGATAGGAGACGGCCTTCTTCAAACAGAGAAGATGGCAACACAAAAAAGTAGCTCAAACTATTGGCTATCTGCCCATGTCGGGGCATACATTTTACCTTTCATTGTAGTATTCTATAACATACTAGGGTGGGTCTTACTTATGGCAATCTTGCATTGGATACAAGACTATATTACCTCAAGAATTAATACACAATATTTACAAGTAAAAAATAATACTATGTTTTGGAACTCAATATGGACAGACCAGATGATACATTATGTCATTTTGTTTGTTTCTATTACCTATTTTATATAAATATAAGTATGAAAGCACTTAAAATTACGGTGCTAGGACTATTATTTTATGTGCTTTCGACACCTAGTTTCGCAAGTGAATTAGTACATGATTTTTCTAACCCTTCTTTCTCGGGTGTTGGATATAGTACCCATGTCCTATCACTTGAACAATTAAGATACAGCAGAGAAAACAAAATCAAAGATGACCAAAAGTCTGCTGATGCCGCTGCTGAGCGAGACGCTAACAATACTACTATTAACAAGTTTATCAAAAACGTTGAGAGTAGAATTTATGCTAACTTATCTAAACAATTGGTTGACAATATGTTTGGAGAAGAATGTGAAGGTACTTGCCCAACATCTGGTACAGCTGAAGTAGAAGGCTCTACAATATATTGGGTCAAAGATACAACAACAGAAATTATTACATTAACAATCACACAACCAGATGGTACAAGTACAACAATGTCTGTGCCAATAGGCGACTTTAACTTTTAATATGGAATCTATACCACAAATTGCAGCTGCAATATTGCTGCTCTGCTTTCTAGGGGGATGTGCTACTAATAAGGCACTCAATGAAGAAGGTTTTTATCAAGGTGAAACACCTTACACAATAGAAACTGACACAATGAAAAGACTGGAAAAAATTCCAGCATTAGGTCAACCAAAAATTACAATTGCAGTATATAGTTTTCCTGATAAAACAGGACAAAGAAAACCTAACACAAAATTTAGTCAACTGTCAACTGCCGTAACACAAGGTCCTGAAGTTTGGGTGATTAATGGACTAAGAGCAGTTGGTGGTCATGAACCATGGTTTATAGTTTTAGAAAGAGACGGATTAGATAACTTAATCAAAGAGAGACAATTGATTAGGTCAACAAGAGAATTATATGATGGAGAAAGTGATATAAAGAATCAATTAAAACCTCTAAAGTTTGCAGGACTTATAGTAGAGGGTGGTATTGTAGGATATGACACTAACATAGTAAGTGGTGGTGCAGGTGCCAGATATTTTGGTATTGGTGCAAGTGAGCAATATCGTACAGACCAAGTAACAGTTTCGATAAGACTTGTTGCAGTACAAACAGGTGAGATATTATTATCTACATCAGCAACAAAGACTATCGCAAGTTATTCAAGTGGCGGAGATGTATTCAGGTTTTTAGACATGAGTACAAAAGCGCTTGAAATAGAAACAGGTGTCGCAACAAACGAGCCTGTCAATTACGCTATAAGAACCACAATCGAGCACGCTATCTTTAATATGGTGCATGAAGGGATTGAAAAGGGCTTATGGCAATTTCAACTAGAGGAGTAATAAAATGTACGCTAAGATAATCGCATTTTTAGTATTATTTGCTATACCGGTTTTTGCAAATGATATCTATGTGACCCAATCAGGTGCTACTTTAGACCTCGACATTACCCAAGACGGACAAAACAATACTGTTGGTAATTCAACTACAGCTTCAAGTGTAATAGGGGCCACTACTACAATTGACATAGACCAAGTTGGTAACAGTAACGTTTTAAAGTTTGATGTAAATGGTGCAACGTTCACAGGAACATTCAGTACAACTGGTAACTCAAACGATATAGATTTCAATTGTGATAGTGCAGGAAATAATTCTTCATGTGCTACTGCTACTGCTTCAATTATATGGGCAGGTAACTCAAACGACTTAGATATCGACATAGGTGAAACAGCTGACGCTGCTAATGCAACTGTAAGTATAACAGGACAATCAGGAAGTGATAGCAACGTAGTTGCTGCTACTATTGATGGTACATCTGCTATTCTTACGTTAACCGTTAATGGTGACACAAATAATTATTTAATTGACATAAATGGTGATGGTGATGTCAATGGACACACCCTTATTCATACACATACAGGTTCAATCGCTGACGTAGATATAACACAATCAGGTGTTTATGACAATATGATTACATTGACTACAAGCGGAGACAACCATGATATCGACATTTCACAAACTGACTAA